ACCTGCTGGTTTCCAAGGGCATCGAGTCCGACTATGCCGGTGTGTCGAACAGTGAGCGCCAGCGCTCCAAATCCATCGCGCGCAGCCAAGGCAAGGCTGTCGGCGTGAGCGCATTTGATCTGTTTATGAAAGCCAACGACGGCTCGTTCTCCGACACCGTGGCAAAGTGGATCGCTACCCCGAACCTGAACGTGCTGTTTCCTGAGTATTTCGCAAACCGCCTGTACGTCGGCGCGATGGCCGCATCGCTGGTTCCGTACTTTTGCACCCAGCGCATCACCATCGACGGATTCAAATTCGAGGCGCCATCCCTTGAAACCCCGACCCGAGACAAACGCATGCGCAAGATCGCGCACGGTGCCGACATCCCGGTCGTGAATATCAAGATCGGCACCGAGAGCGTTAACCTGCCGAAGTTCGCGATCGGCGTGGAGATGACCTACGAACAGATGCGCTATCAGCGCCTTGACTTTTTGGGCGCGACCCTCCGCCAGATCGGCCTGCAGTTGGGCGTCGATCAGACCGAGGAATTTATGTACTGCATCGGCAACGGCGACAAGAACAGCAACGGCCTGCAGAGCGGCAACATCGCTAAAACGGCGACCACCAACGTGATCGTGAAGAAAGACCTGTTTACCTTGTGGCGCGAATTGCCGGACGGCTACGAGATGAACGTCTATGTTGGCCCGAAGGCCAGCATGATCATGGTTGATGACGTCGTGACCAGCCTGACCAACCCGGAAACGCAGTTGGCTGCTGTCCAGACCGAACAGCGCCGGAAAATCCCCAGCGGCTACGAGTGGAACGGCACCATGTATTACAACGGTTCCGCCGTGACCGATCATCTGCAAGGGTGGGATCGTGACAACACCGGCGTGTACGTGACCAACGATAACGTGATGCTGAGTGAGTCCGAGCGCATCATCCGCAGCCAGAAAATCCTCACCACGGCGGCGATGTACGGCACGTTCCGGATCAACGACAAAAACACCATCGCGGCTCTGGATATCACCCACTAAGGATATGCTGTGGGAACTTATATATCACAATCGGATGTAACGGCGCGCCTGAGAGTATTGACGGCGTTGGATGTGGCAACTGGGACACTTGATGGCGCGTCGTTTATTCCTGCGGCTGAGGCGATGTTTGCGGAGGACTGTAATGTCTTATATGCTGACATGACAGCCAATCAGCAAACACTCGCCAAAGCGGCGATGATCGCGTATTGTGCGGCGCTCGTTGTCGCATCGGCTCCGACGGAAAAGATCGAGGGCGTCAATGCATCCATCACTCCGATCCCGGCCGGCGACAAGGTAAAGATGCACGATCTGCTCATGGCCGAGTATGAGACGTACCTCAAAAAGTGCAGCTCTTCCCGGTCATGGATCAACAGTACTATCACTAACGACTATACAGGCCGAGATGAGCTGTCAAGCTGAATTTCTTAAGGCGTTCCTCCGCCAGGGCAACGCGGCGACGGTGACGAAAGTTTCCGGAACCGCTTGCCCTTGTATGACCTCGCGTGACTCTGCGCGTCAGCAGTATTCGGCGCAATGGCACAGGGATCATCCAACGGCGGCGGACTGCGCAATGACCGGCCTGATTTCTCGAACCACCACGACCATTGCGGTCAAGGGGTTTCATCTGGACTTTGGGGCGCAGATGGCCCGCAGCGACACGGTTGCGACCAAGATCCCCATCGGCGAATTGCAGCAAGGCGATGTTGTGTGGCAGGGCACGATCCGGACAGACACCAACGCTTTTTACGATCTATCGGCCATGAGCGACATAGCCGACAAGATCACCATCGGCGGGGGGGATTATAAGGTGAAGCTCTGTTACAACGAGGTTATCCGAAACGAGACCGCGTATCAGATCGTTCTGCTGCGGAGGCTGACGTAATGGGAGCCAAGCCGCCGAAAGGGTGGAACCTTAATATGACCGGCTGGGTGCGCAAGCTCGAAGGCGCAGAGAAGGCGATGGCTATGAAGATCATGCCTGATATGATAGACAAGGGCATGGACATGCTGAGCGCCGAGGTGACGAAGAACCTGCAAGGCGTACATCACAAGGCAGGAACTCCGGCGCCAACGCCCGGACAGCTACCGGTATCAAAGATCACAAGCAACCTCGCCGGGTCTGTTATGTCTGAGCGCAAAAAGCCGACGCTTGGCATTGTGTTCGTTGACAAACGCAAAGCTCCCTATGGGCTGGCTGTTCATCGCGGTGTGAAGAAGAACGGCGGTGGCTGGCAGATGCTCCCGCGTAAATTCTTTCAGGAAGCGCATCGCGTGGTGAGAGCTAAACTTTATCCTGTGTGGAAAGAAATGATGTCGAAGGGGCTGAAAGGAATATGATCCGATCCGGCTATGAAATAGATGACATCCAGACCGTGCTTGTCGCGCTGCTGAAGGCCAACACCTCAGCGCCGTGGACAAGCTGGGAAGTTATCAGAGCGTGGCCGGATGATCTGCAATTCGACAAGCTGACCAAGCCGATCATCTATGTTGACCGGCCCGCCTACACTGAGGACGTATCTCAGCAAGGCGGCGGAGCTGCTACGATCTGGGAGTGCAATATCGGGCTATGGGATGACAACCAGACCGGCGGCAGTGAAGAGATCGGGATCATGCAAAGTCAACTGCTGGCGTTTTTCCGCGCACGCGCGACGCTGCACCAAAAGACGTTTACCGTGACGCTGGGAACGACAACCTACACCGCGACAAAGTTAATTTCACAAGGCATCACCATCAAGTCAATTTCCCCGGCGCGCACCTTAGACAACGACGCCGAGAATAATAATTTCAGAGTTGAGCACGTGCTTACAATTATCACAAGATAGGAGTCTCTTATGGCAGCACTAACAGACTGGCTGGATAATCCCGCGTTGACCGACTATGTCAATGGCGACGATACTCTTGTCCGGTATTTTCTTAAGGCCGCCTCCGTGGCAACCGACATCACGCCAGTCAACATCTACGGCGTGCAAGAGGTTTCCCCGGATGCCGTCAAGTATGGCATCGAGGAGGAAATTTATCACAGCGGCGGCGGGCGCACCAAGATCAAACGGCGTCCTGAGTTCACCGTCAACATCCCGATCTTCGCCTCGCGCGTGGATACCTTTGTTGGCGCGATCCATTCTCAGGTGTTCGGTTCGTCATCCTCGTATTACGCCAACGTCCTCACCTTCGATGACGTCCCGCGCATCAACTTGGAGATCGTTTATCGTTTGCCGGACATGACGCATGTGGGCTCGTTGGTTCTGTGCAACCTGATCCCGCAGGACTTCACCCCCGGCAGCAAGACCGGCAACCAGATCGTACAGGTGCCGTTTTACAGCCGGTTCATCCCGGTCAAGTTGGCCGCCGGCGCGCGCTGCGTGCTGGACAAATTCAACGGCGACGGCAGCATCACGACCTTCACGCTGTCGCAAACCCCGCTGAACCTGATGGATATGGACGTGGGCTTGAAGGATGAGTTCGTTCTGGACAACGTGATCTACGTCGAAACCAAGTCTTCGACTGCGACGGTAGGCACGCTGGTGAAAAAGGATATTACCATCGTTGGAACAACCCTGACGTTTTCCACAGCACCAGCTGCTGGGACTACGGTGGAAGTGTTCTACGCCTGCGCGGCCTAAACGAGCACGAAAGGTGACAGATGAAATATGTGACCAGTGATCTTTATACCGCCGCTGCGCTGATGATAGCCAGCGGCGTTAAATATGACCGGCTGACGGTGGGGCACGACATCAGGCGCACGATCATAAATTGTGAATGGGATGATGCGGCGAGCCTTGAACCTGCCCTGTCGTCTTGTCGGGAAAAAAGTTTGACAGTGAATGTTGAGGACTTTAAGGAGGCGCACCTGCGCCTCAAGCGCGAAGTCCAAGACATGATGAAAAATCAACAGGAGAACAGCTATGCGCGTGCATGAGATCATCAAAAACGCGGTGAATAAAAACAAGATCGAGATAAAGATCCCGCTGGACATCGACGGCCAGACCGTTGAGTTTATGCTGGACGAACTGGACGCCTACGACATCCAGGAGGCCAACGAACTCAAGACCCAGCAGGCGATGGCGAAGGCCGTGGCCAACAACCTCGTAGGTGCGCCGCTGCCAGATGGAGAGTGGGAGAGCTTCTTAAAAGAACAGGACGAAGCAACCCGCGCGCGATACCTGCGCGAAGGCCGCCCGAAAGACCGGGCGGAATTTTTCGTCCTCAAAACTTCCGGCATCCGCATGTTGTTCGACGTGATCACGGACGCGCTAAAATTGCCGACCGGCGAAAAGGTATTCACGAGCGACGAGGACAAGCGCGTCTTTGTTCGCTGGCTGTCAACGAACCGCGACGCGATGAACAAGCTGTTCGGCGCATACGCAGAGTTGACGCGCAAGGTCAAAGAGACGCGCGACGAAGCAAAAAAGTCATCGCGTCTGGAGAGTGGAGAGTCCGAGATCGCCTCGCCAGACGCTACCCAGGATATGCCGGGCCTTTCTGCGCAGAGCTGACCCGCGATCTCAATAATGTTTTCTCGCGGGCGATCCTGATAGAGTCGCTGCAAGATAGCGACGAACCGGACGCCGGCCAGAATCTAATGATGCTGCGCATGATGTTTGAGAAATTCCCGGAGCTGTTGAAAGCGATGTTGTCAGTGCATGGTACATCTATTCTGCGAGTGATGGGCTACGATGGCGACCCAATCCTGCAGCCGCCCGCACCCGAGGAGAAAGTGGGGAGTAAGCGGGTAGTAAAGACCCTGCAAATCGGCGGGCGCACAATTAAGGTGCTGAGATAATGGCGGACAACGAAAGATACGATCTTTTCGGAACCGTCGGGCTTGACATGACCGGCTGGGACACCGGCATGACTA